AGATTCTGCAGACACACAACAATGGAACGCTCGCATCCGCGCCGCCGCACTCTACACCACACGGCTATCTAACGACCAACTCGCCGAATTAACCCGACTATAATGCCGACCTTCCGCAAATACGCCTTCCCCAACGAGGCGACATTCACCGCGCTACCAGTACCGCAAGGCTTCGCAGTGCCGCTGGGTGAAATAGAGGGAACTTACTGCGTCGACATTCTTTGGGATGCAGAGCCGCAAGCCGACTACCTGCCCTTCGAGTGCTGGCCTCCGCCTGTCGGGGTGCATACCTTCCTCGGCTGGGATGAGCAGTACGGCAAGGACTATAATGCCCATAAAGGCGTTCAAACCGATAATTGATAGTCTATTATATTTGTGCCATTAAAAGGTATTAGAATGGCTAATTTCGATGAAATACGGCAACACCTAATGGCATTAGGCATAAACATTGGGTTCACGGTGAGTGGTCTGCTCGGCTCTCTCCTATTGTGGGGGGATGCTAAGAATTGGACACAGCGTATTCTCTCCATTTTCGCAGGTACTGTTTCGGCTACATACCTAACTCCAATCGTAGTGGACTTATCTCAGATACAGATTGATGGTGTTGAACACGGGTTCGCCTTCGTAATCGGCTATTCAGGGCTCACTGTTGTTGAGTATTTAGAGCAGAAATATATTAGCAAACTTAAATCTAAGAAAGATGCCACTGATGAAAGCGAAGGGTAAGGGAGGCTTAAAGAAAGCCGTTGCCTACAACATTTCCGAATTAACGAAAGCTAATAAAGAAAAGCCCGCATCTAAGAAAAGGGGCAGGAAGCAGATAGCTGCCATCGCCTATTCTGCTGCTCGTAAACGAAAATGAAAAGCGTAAGCTACAAGCTAATCATTTCTATTGCCATACTCCTTTGGGTGTATTGGCTATACATCGACTACTCCCATAGGGTTGAAGATATAGTTCAGCAGAAGGAAGCCTCAAAGTACGACAGACACATAACCGAACTAAAAGACTCAATCGTTCACTTAGAGGCTCGCAGGGACACGATAATTGATACGATGGTAGTAGTACAGGCAAGGTGGAGAGAACGCATCGTAGAGGTCATAAAAGAGGGAAAAATCGACACGATTGAAGTCCCAATCTACATACCTATGCAGTTAGACTCCTGCCGTGAGGTTGGGGTTTTGGCTATGAGGCGATTAGCCATAGCAGAGAGAGCGATTGAACACCACCTGCAAGTGGATTCACTTCACCTGATGAAGATAGCAGACCTTGAAGAGTCTTTGGATGACTCTTACAGGAGGGAGCGCAGACTTAGGAAGGCAGCAACCTATGCAGGTATTGCCGTAGGTGTTCTTCTGCTAAAGTAATTCAAGTTCATTTATGTCCAAGCCCCACGAGGAGATTGTTGACTCAATCGCCTGTTGCCATTCAATATCTCCTGAGTCCTTAGCCTGCCTATACAGGTCGGATAGGCAAGACCACAATTCATTGGCTTTCACGGCCTTGCGAAAGACTGTCGACTCACTCAGGTCGGTTAAATCAAATTCTAAGGTAGCCTTCATCCCTCGTCTTTTACGAAAACTCCGTTAACGGTTTTACCTGTCCTGTCTTTAATAACGCCATAGGCTTCTTGCAGTGCCAATACTAAGTCAACCTGCCGTTGTTCAGCTAAGATGATGATGGTTACCAGGACATCACCGAAGGCATCGAGTTCTTCGATTCTTTTGTCTTTGGCTATTGAACCGCATAACTCCCCAAGTTCTTCTACCACTTTTAGGACTTGTTTGGGTGCATTTTCGGGGGCAGAGATGCCCTTCTCTTGTGCCCATAGGGCGATGTTTTCTTGAAGTTGTTCAAATTTCATTTATAGTGAGTTTACGAGTTCCATTACTGCTAACATACCATCTTCAAGGCTTTCTCCGTGCGAGAATAAAAAGTCGCTGATTTCGGTATGTTGTTGTGAGGTTACTTTGAGGACTATCTTCCGGGTAGGCTTCTCCTGCGGATCCTGACTATCTACTGAATCAATATCTTCCAGTTGTTGCAGGTTATGCCACAAGTCCATGCCCATAGCTTCGAGCATATCGGACTCCCAATCGTTTGCGAGTGAGTCGTAGTCGTATGAGCCGAATGAGGCATTGTCGAGAATGACTATCTTCTTCAAATCCTCAACGGAGGTGTCCTCTTTCAGCACTTTGCAGACTACATCGGTTACGCCCAAGTCTTTAAGAGCGTGTAGGCGCATATTACCACCTATGACTAAGTATATCTGCTGACTTTGATGTTCGCCTTTCTCCTTGAACGGGAACACGACCAGCTCTTTTATTTTGAGCATATCGGGGTTGTCCTGTATGCTCTGCTTTAACCTGGCGAATTTCTCATCCTTAATCACCCTCGGGTTCTTCGGCAGACCTTCTACCTGCCCTAAGTTGTTGCGTAGTTGATAGACCTTTAAGGTCTTTGTTTCTTTCAGCATACTTTATATTGAACAAACGCAGTTGTAGTCCTCCTGGCCAAAGTCTATCTCAGGTTCAAATCCTTGCTTAGCCATATCAACATAATCGTGTATTGACTTTTTGTTTCTAAATGCAGTATTGCCGTATTTCTTTTCCATCTCTGCAAACCAGTCCACAAATCGAGTTCCATATCGGATAACTTGAACTAAGTTTCTATCTGATTTCTTCCAGCACAATTCACAGTTACCCATTTTCGAGTTTATCTTCAACTTAAATGGCTGACCATCCCAAAACTTTTGCAATTCAGGCAAGCCTATTGGCATCTCAAAATCAGTTAGCAGGGGGAAAATTCTTTTTTTATCCTCTTTAATTTCTGCCCATGATATTCTTTTGGGCATATCCTCAGCCCTGAATCCTACCGACTTTATGTACTTTGTAGTGCCAAAATAGTCCTTAGCAAATTTATTCATAGGCCGAACTTTAAGGTACTCCGAACAAAACGGAGCTGCAGAATTTGGCAGTCCATCAAATGTACCCTTATTAACATGGGCAATGGATTCTTCAAATGTCTTCGCCTTCATGTCTAAATCATCAAAGCCAACCTCTTTATACCCTACTCCTGTATTCATTTTCAGGGAGTAAACACCTTCCACAAGGTGAAGATTAATCCCCCAATAATGAACAATGTCTTTTAAGAATTGTATTGTTTCAGGCCTTTCCATGCCTGTATTGGCGAAACAATATACTTTGTTGTATTCAGCATACTTTTCGCTTGTTTGAATGTGCCTTGCGGTCATTGCTGATGACCTGCCCCCGGAAATAGTTACAAGGAGATTCTTAAAGTCCGATGGATTTTTTTTCATGGCAGTTCTATTTCCCCGAAGAACGGGCGTTTATCGGCACTCTTAGCACCTCTGCAAGACCAAAGGGCACGGGCAAACCAATTCGGAGAATGGGTTTCCGACTTAATCCCATTGGAACGAGAGCAGTAGTTATCTCCCTTCGGAGTTCCAGGAGAAATAGTGTACCCCTGCGCCCCAAAATGAACGGTCTTATCACCCTTTGAGGCGGTGTATTTCTTCCCTTTTGCAGTTGAACGGGTGATTGTCCACCCTCTAAATTCAGGCATTTTACTTAGTTAAAAGGTTGCTCACAAAACTATCGCACTCTCTTTTGTTCTTCAGCACGAAGCAGTGTTCATACTGCCCCCCATATTGGTGAAGAAACATCTTCCACTTCATCTTACCATCGGGAGTGAAGAATCCCTTTGTTTCAACTGCCCACTTGCCCGCCACCACAAAGTCAAGTCGATAGGCAATCTGCCTAATCAACTCTCCTTTATAGCGAAATGAGGGCATGAGAACATGGCTAACCTGCTGAGTGTACGGAATCTTAAACATTTCGAGTAGCCCCTTCAAATATGACTCTAATTTGCTATCAGATTTAGTGCCATCAGCCTCGACTATCTTCTTATTTCCAAACTTAGAATGGGAGGTCGTCCTTCCCCGAAGATGATGGGGCAGCCGCCTGCGGCTTTGGCTTCCAGGTGTTGAGGGTGCAGTTGTGGGAGCCGAAGTTATCGGGGATTCCTTTTGGCCAGCAGCTAATTTTGACATATCCTTTTTCGTTTCTATGCTCTTGCAGGAACTGCGTAAAGCTATCAACATTAAAGGAGATTTCAATCATCTCTTTGCCGCCTGCGGCTTTCTCGGTGAGGTAGATGCCCTTGGCATATACCGGCTTTGGTCTTTCACTCATTTGTTTTTGGTTTGGGTTTTTTACGAACATTATGAAAAGTTTGAAGGGTGCGCTTGGTGATGGTCTTGTCGTAGATGCCGTAGTACCTTTCGTAATACTCATCTCCTTTCCAGTTCCATCTTTTCTTGTGGATGTAGTTGTGCCATCCATCGTTGTAGGCTCTGATGATGTTCTTGCGGTGGATTGTGTCCATATACCTAAGCTTATCCATCAAATCCGCTTTGTGGATTAAGTCGGGCATCGTATTCAACCACCTAAGTATCGCTTCGCTTAGAATTGCCATTTGATTGGGTTTATTTCAACTACCTCCATATTATTTTCCGTAGCGTAGGCTCTGGCCTTGAACTTAGAGCGGAAGAAGCCGTAAAGTTCACCATTCTTCGCTAATGTATAGCCGTGCGGTAATAATATAACTTTATCTATACTAACTTCCAGTGCCTCGCATATCTCTTTGACTATCTCCCGGTAGGCTTTTTCACAGCTTAGGATTTCATCGTGCCTGGCTACATTGTGGATTACTGTTGTGTGGTCGAGCTTCCCGAAGTAGTAGGCTATTTGTTGCAGGGTGCATTTGGTGTAGGTTCGGCAGAGTGCCATTGCCATCCTTCGGGCTTCGATTATCCCTCTCCTACGAGAGCCATCGAATATATCCTTTCGTTCAATACCCATCTTGTGGGCTATCGTTTCTACGATGACATCCATCGTCTTGAGGCTTCTTTCTGATACCATTTTTTAGAAGGGGGTTGATTGTCCATCAAATTCAGTAATTCTTGTGTAGCGCAGGTCGGCATTGGCAATAGCCGTTCCTGTTTCTCCCGAACGATTCTTGCGAACCAAAATCTCGATGATGTTCTCAACCTTTGAATAGTCGGGATCATCCTGATTCATATATGCAACAGGGCGGTGAACGAAGATTATTTTATCCGCATCGTACTCCAGCTGACCGCTTTCCCTCAAATCACTCGTGTAGGGGCGTTTATCCGTGCGTTTCTCGCTATCTCTGCTCAAAGATGATATTACACACACCCAAATGTTGTGTCTTTTACTTATCGCCTTAAAATGCTTTGAAATGTTCGTTACCTGCTCGACCTTACTTCTGCCTGAGTCTTCCTTGACCGGGCTGACCAGTTGGAGGTAGTCGATGAAGATACCTTCGATGCCGAACTGTCGCTTTAGGCGGACTACTTCTGCCTCTATCGTTTGTGCGGTAGCGTGGGGAATATCAGCGATGAAGAGGTTTTTGCCTTTCAGCCTATCTGCGGTCCTGCCGATTTGATTAACCTCATCAATGGACATATCCTTATCGACATCGTTGAACTTAAAGCTGTTCACCGAAGATAAGTTGGAGAGTAACCTGCCCATCAGTTGCTCTCTGCTCATCTCCATAGTGATGAACCCAATGGAGTGTCCGCTGAACGCCATATTCAGGGCTATCTGCATGGCAAGGGTTGTCTTGCCGTGTGCAGGTCTGCCACCAAGGAGGATGAGGTCGGGTCGGGTGAACCCCGCGACAATCTTATCGAGTGGACGCAGGTATGTAGGTGTGAGAACAACCTTCTCTTGGCCATCCTTAATGCGGATCATCTTAGTCGCCAGCTGAACGGCTGCTTCATGTGCGTTGTAGGACTTGGCATCTTCATCCTCTCCGTTGAGTTCGATGAACTGCTCAAATGCTTTCTGAATATCAAACTCGATGGCAAGTTCTTGTTTTATTTTCTCCAGCCTTCTAGACTTGTAGCTGTCGAATAGTTCGGCTTTGTAGACCTTCCAGTATTCAACGGATTCATTGCTATCTCCTACCCAAACGGCATAGGATGCCAGATCGGGGATGAAGTTCATCTCCCGCATTTTCTTAGTTACCGAAATCGGGTCTACCGGGCGTTGTTCAGCGTACAAAGATTTTATGGCCTGAAAGACTTGCTTGAACTCACCCGTGAAGTAATCTTCCTTGAGCTTGTTAACGCCTTCATATCCTCTCATGTCCTTGTTCATCAGAACGCCAAGGACATTGGATTGAACCTGCTCAATATATTGCATTTTTCGGTAGTTGGTAGCTTTGTGATTCAGGGGCTTGCAGGAACTCGGCAGGTATTCTATCCTCCCAGCATCTACCACGAAGGTATGTTGATGGCATCTTGCGGTATTGGGCATCGGACTTCCAGCGCACATAGCTGCCAACGGTTTTCATGATGGCATCGATATCCTCTTGTTCGAGTTTATCCCAGATGTTCAGGCAGATTGTTCTTGACTCCTTCTTGTCGTAGGCTTCCCAGAAGGTGTTGAACTTCTTGAGTTTTTCGGGATTCATTTCTTTTTCTTTTTTCTTTTTATATTTTCTTTTTTCTTTTTCTTCTATATCATTATATATATTATTATTATCTTCTAAAAAAAAACTCTCTCCTATGGAGAGTTTTTTTTTATTTAATATATCAATTTCTATATTCAATTTATTAACTTCTATAGACAATTTATTAATTTCTATAGACAATGTAATAAAATGACTTATTAATATATTAATATTATTATATATATTATCTATATATAGAGAACTAAATTCAGATAATTTTTCAATCTGATCATTTTTTTGAAAACTCGATTCATCCTTGATGGCTCGGCTCGATTCATTTTCGTTCATCACGCTACGTTTGAATAACCCTCTCTTCTTTTAATTTCTTCTCTCACGACCTGCAACTTTTCGGAGGCGGTTCGCTTGACTTCTTCTGTTGAGCCGAAGGATGAGACCCAGCTCATTGACTCCTGTTCAAAGGAGAGGTCGGAGGTCTTAATGCCTCGAATCCATTGTTTGTATTCTTTCATTGGTTGGCTTGGTTAAAGGTTTCGTTGTAGTAATTTTCGGCATAGACAATGCGCATTTCTTTAATAACTGTACTCCAAGTATCGCCATCCACTCTTGCGTTGATTATCTCATCCCTGTGCATCTCTCTTGCCGTTGCGATGATGTCGACTTCAGCACTACTCGTCTGGCTCACTTGGTTCAGCACTCGTTGAAAGTCTTTAGCTTTTTGCAGTTGGCTAATAAGCCAGTCTATGCTGCTTTGTCTATTGCTGCTCATTGGTTGGGTTGGTTTAGTTGGTCAGAAATGGAATTTTTAATAGCCTCTAACAATTTATCAGTTTCGTACATGCCGCATCTGAATACATCGCTTTTATCGGGGTAAATCTCCCAGTACGGCTCTCCGCAGTACCCAATATTGTCGTAGCAATTTAAGCCGAGGTCAGAATGGGAGGTCGTTGCCATTGTCTTGGATGTTTAGGTTATTGTGCGATTCTGCCTTCGGCTTGCCAGCGTAGTAGTCCGCGCTGTTCGGCGATGGCTGCTGCTTGACCTGCACGTTGCC